CCACCTTCCTTGAGAATGATCTTCGCCCTTGCAAAGTCGAAGCGTGGGTTATCGTCAGAGAGGAAGATGACTTCCTTCACGCCTGCTTGCACAATGGCTTTCGCACATTCCTTGCAAGGATGCAAGGTGACGTACATGACGCTGCCGTAAGTCTTGAATCCTTCGCGTGCCGCATTGAGGATGGCATTCAGTTCCGAATGCGTCACCCAATCGTACTTCTCAGGACGTTCATGCCTTTCGGGGATGTTGTCGTTTACGCCGCGAGGGAATCCGTTGTAGCCGGTAGAGAATGCGTTGTTATGCCGCACCAGCACCGCGCCCACCTTAGTCGAAGTGTCCTTAGACTTAGAGGCGACAAGTTCCGCCTGTTTCATGAAATACTCATCCCAATTCATAGTGTAAACTCCAGTTAGGCTTGTAGTATACCACAAACCCTAAGACTAATCAACCCGTAGAGCCAAACCCACCGTCCCGCTCCGAATGATTCGTCACGGATTCAACCGGTTCGAATGCGGCAATGAGATTCCGCACGATTTCGCCTTGGGCAATCCGTTCACCCTTGCAGATTTCCACCTTCATATCACTAATGTTAGTTAGCATTACGAATATCTGCTTCTGGTAGTCAACGTCAACGACACCCTCGGCATTAGCAAGGACAAGACCTTTCTTGAGTGAAAGACCGGAGCGAGCGTGCAGGCGAATGGAGTAGTTATGGAAGTGGATTGTTTCCACGGTGTCACCGTGCACAGGACCACTCTTGATCTTCATGATAAGACCAGTAGGGACTAAGAGCCGATCACCGGGAGATAGCTCCACGTTGTCGTTGTAGGTCATACGATCTATCGGGAGGTTCCATTTGTCGTAGCCCTGAATGGAGAATGCTCCACAGGGCTGAAACGTGAGGTCGAAGCACGCCGACATGGACGTACCATATTCCGGCGTGGGAACTTCGGGAGATAGCTTGACGAGTTGGACGATCACATGGTTCATAATATAGCCTCGTTGTGTTATACGGGTTCGGGTGCCTTCTTCTTGCCGATATTGTACTTCGCCACCAGTTGCCAATCAGCTTTTTCCTTGTGGGGAAGAATCTTGATCTGGCTAAGGGGTGCGGTAGGCTCGGCTGACTTTGGGGCGTCTGTTAGTTTGACCAGACCCCACTCTGCCATCAGGTTCGCAATAGTATTGCGACGAGCGATATCGTTTTCGGAGATTGATGCGGGTTTGCCGTCCAGTTCAAAGAGTTCCTTGAAGTGAACGATGTAGTACCGTCCCTGCTTGTGCAGGATGTGACAGGACTGATACAGGACGTTCTGGCTCTTTGCTGCAACCCCAATACGGGTCAGAGTTTCGCGTACCTTGAGGAAGTCGTTCTTCTCAGCTAGCTCCACTTCTACTAATTTTTCTAGGCTCATGACTACTCACCTGTGTCTAATTCTTTTTTCAGTGAGTCAATCTGGTCGGCTGTCAGAATGCGCATTGCCGCTAGAGCCTTGGCATCCGAATATCCATAATACTGTTTGACAACTTCCAAATCAACCGGCTCGACCTTCTTTGCCCATTTGGAGAACGGGCGTCGGTAAGGCTTACAGGTATTTAGGAGAAAGTCGTATTTGAGTCTGTTATCCAGATTAGGGTAGAAGTTGACGGCATTGGCATACAGTACCGTGTCGGGAAACTGCGACAGGGCGCGACCCACGATGAAGTGTGGGTACTGCCGCTCATCCTGTTCCGTGTGAAGACAGTGCTTCTTAGTCTGGAGGATGGACGGTAGGATTTCTTTGAATAGGTCAGCCATTACATGTCCCACAACGTTGAGCTAGGCATGATAGTATTTGGACCCCTTCCCACCTCATGTAGCTTCATCTTAGATTTAGCTACGGCAGTCTGATAGCGCACTTGCCTCTGTTGCGCAGCATCCCTAGAATAGTACCCGCCGCGATACTTCGTCCACACACCGTCAACTTCATCTTCATCTACCGAAAGACCCACCAATCTAATAGGACTGCGAAACAGTCCCAACTTAGCTAGTTGATTCTTGGCTTGTTCAAAGTAGAGCATACTGTTAGCTCCCGGCAATAGATTACACTTCGTAATGATGACAACTGCCTTAGCCCACAACAACTCTCGTATGAAGAGGTCTGATCTAGCTACATTGTTTAGTAAGAACGGGTAGTTAGCAAACTGAACCTCAACCAACAAGTCTCCGTTTTTGAAATCAACCCCACTACCAAAACAAGTGTACCCTTCTGGAATGGGGACGTTACATCCCCACCCAAGTCTTTTCATGGCAGACTTGATATGTTCATTCGTTCCTACGGGATCGAATACGTGCTGTCCCTGTATGCCTTTCTGATCAGAATCTTTCGTGTGTAGTGGCATCCCGTCCAAGACGCTTTCCAACTCATTCCAAGACGATTGCAACTGTTGATCAGATGCAATAAACGTGTCGGCTGAATTGAAATCTGCCACTACAAACTTCATACAAACTCGCAGTCAGCCATTAGCTCCGTGAGACATGCAGTGAGATTGAGTTCCTGATCCGCGACGAACGCAGCCTGATACTGGTACTTCGCAAGGATCAACACCGCAGGCGGGATCGTTTCTTTCTTGAGAATCTCATACAGGTGATCGTAAATCTTGCGATACAGCCGCGCAGCATCCTCGTTGCCATTCTGTGCGACCCACTGCCGCATGTCGCGGAAATTGCGATCCTTCAAGGCGCGGACCAGTTCCCCAAGGGATACGTCCACAACCACGGAAAGGATGCCCTCGTCCACTTTGTCACCGTGCGAGACAGCATAGGTCTGTAGCTCGTTCAAGGTGCGTCGGAAGTCGGGGAAATACTTCATGATGAATTCAGCCAGCACCTTGCTGCTGAACGTCACACCTTCGGACTTGAGGATATGCTCCACGCTGCGCATGAAGTCGCGAGCCATCTTAGGCTTCTCTTCGGCTTTCAATCGGTAGTCAACTACGGTGCACCGCGAGTGCAGCGGTTCGATGATTCGGTTCTTGTAGTTGCAGGTGAAGATGAAGCGGCAGTTGTCTTCGAACTCTTCCATTGCGCCGCGAAGCGCAGGCTGGATTGAGTTGGGATTCAGGTAGTCAGCCTCGTCAATAATGATGGCTTTCTTGCTACCCGTCAGGGACAAGGACGATGCGTAGCCTTTGATCTTCATGCGGAAGGTGTCGATACCAGACTCGTCCGATCCGTTGAGGAACAAGTGCTGCATGTTCAACTCGTCGCAGAGCGCACGCGCAACCGTCGTCTTACCGGTGCCTGCGCCGCCAGCGAGAATCAGGTGCGGAATGCTGCCGTTCTTTACGAACTCGCGGAACGTCGTCTTGAGTCGTTCCGGCAGGACACAATCTTCAATCGTCCGTGGACGATACTTCTCAACCCAAAGGTAACTCATACTATAACCTCGGAAATGACCTCATGGGTCACGCGAATCTTCACAATCTTAGTGTTCTTAGGAACATCGTGGATGTACTCTTCGGCTTGCTTTAGCGAGAAGAGTTCAGGATTAGACATTCCACCCAACACTTTACCACGCCTCATTATACCATACCAGACCCTAGAATGGGAAGGTGTCAGCCGCTTTACGGATCTTTTCATTTTCTGCTTTGAGTCTTTCACATTCATTCTTCCAGTGGTCGCGTTGCAGTGTTAGCTTGAGGATCCTTCTCTGGAGTCGTTTCTCCACGATTTCCGAATGATTCAGAATAACGTGTGGATCCGGTCCCCTTGGAGGTTCTGAACGCATCAGAAATCCCGGCGAAAGCGTCAATGACGGCTTTTCGCCGTACTCTTTCTCTGAGGAAGCTTCGGTAGAGAGGTCGCCACTGTTCAGGGATAGCAAATTGCAGACCACGTTTTTCAATCTCTTCAAAGACGTAGTAAGTGTAATCAGTGATTTCGGGAGTGTCATCATGCCGGTTCTTCATGAGAGGACACTCTTAGCTTCCCTAACCGAAGCGCCGAAATTAGAGAGACTGTAGCCGACGCACAATCTCACTAAGATCCATGAGTCTGCGGTTGACGGTATTCGTTTGCACCAACAACTGATCTATTGCGGATCGTTGAACAGGAACAGCACCGCCAAGAGTCTTCATGTCAGAGAGTGATTCGGGTTTAGCCAGTGTAGGCGACGGACCAAAGAGCCTGTCGGTCAACTGTCCCACAACCGAAATCAGGTCAGCAATGCGCTTCTCAGATTCGGTCAGACGGTTGCTCAACTGGTTAGTGAACGGTTCCTGTGCCGCTGGCTCGCATTGTGCCATTTCGCGTGCATCGTAGGAGTTGAATTCGTTGTATGCCATGATGATTACTTCACTACTGCTTCGTAGGTGTCATAAATCTCTTCCTGTTCCGCACGCTCTTCTTCAAGGTTGCGCTTATGGAAGATTCGGGCTAGCTTGCGAGTGATGCGCTTGTTCAGTTCGAACTCCGTCGCACACCGGTTGACGATTTCCTTGATGTTGTCTCGCTCCGCTTCCATGCGCGTGAGGGAGTTGGAAATCTCTTGCAGACAGTTCTTGATCTGCTCTTTCTGTGTTGGGGTAAAGGTTGCCATGTGATCCTCAGAATGTGGAAAGG